GCCAAACGTCAGCCGATGCTCGTGCAATCCGCCGCTAATCGAGTGTGTGTGTGCGTCGCTGAACGAGTGGCTGTGACTGCCCACTGACAAAGAGCCATCGCCGTGCGTGTGGTTGCCGATTGCCAGCGTGCCGCGACCGTGACTGTGCGAGCCGGAGCCGCTGAAGGTGTGGCTGTGATTTGCGCCGATAGACCCGGCGGCGTGGTTGTGAGACGGAATTTCGTTTGTGGTCAGCGTCTTGCTGTTTGTACCGCCTGTCGCGCCTGCGCTAGTTGCGCCCATGATGAAGCGATTGACCAGGTTAGGCGTGCCGTTGGTGCCGTCACACAGCGCCCAGCCGCTCGGAACCTGACTGCCCGACCACATGACAATCCCGCCGACGGGGAAAGTGCTTGTTGGCCCGACCGCCACGCCCGTTAGCTGCGAACCGTCGCCGACAAAGGTTGTCGCGGACACGGTGCCTTGTACGGTCATTGTGGGCGTTGTGTCGCCTGCTGCGGTTCGTTGGGCGTTGAGCGAGGTATTGCCCACAACCAAGCCGCCGCTGTTGCTTTGCTCAAGCACGGTGATCTTGCCCAGCGTCGCGTCGTGTTCCTCGACCTTGAGCGTTCCGGCGTTCTGCTGCGTACCGACCTCAAGCGTCAGGTGCCGCCCGGCGTCAATCGTGGTCGTCAGCGACGTATTATCGTGGCGCAGACTCGTCGCGCTGGTCGTGCCGAGCTGGACAATGTCGCCGTCGTCTGCGGCAAGCAGCTTTTCGGCTTTGACCGTCTTTAACTTAGTGTTCGGGTTTGCCAACGCGAAGGCATCGGCCAGCATCGCCGCAATGGCGCGCATGGCGTTGTTGACGCCGCCCGGCGACATGCCTTCGTTGATGTTGACGCCTTGAACGTCCGTGTTTTCTGCCGCGTTGCTCGACAGTTCGGTGAGATTATTTCGGGCCATCAGCTTTGCTCTTGTCTGTGCGAGGTTTTTCGTTGCTGTTGTTCGGCACCAAGCCCAAAGCTACGCGGATTTCTTCCGGCAGCTCGTCGTAATTGATTTTTTTCGGGTCGTTGGTCATTTTTATTGGTCCTCGGTCTGGTACATGCGCCCAAGCACGCCGCCGGTGAGATACGGTGAAGCGGTGCGCAATGCTGTTGCTGCGGGTTGCCCCGCCGCCATGACGGTCGGCGTAATCCGCGAATAAATTTTCGGCTGCATAAGAAGCGCTGCGCCTCCCAAAGCCGAGCCGCCGATTAGAAGGTCCGTGTAATCTTGATCGCTGGCCGCAGTGACGCCCAAGCCAGCAAGCCCCAGCCCGGCAAGGCTCGGCAACACTTCTCGGTCAAGGCCCAACATGCCCTGCGTGGCTTGATCGCGTGCCGTGCTGTAATCGAGCGCGCCATAAACGTCGTCTGCGTCGTTTGCAAGCTGCAGCAGCGCATCTTTCTTGCCCGTGATGAAACCCTGCAGGTCGCCTTTTTTGATTGCGTCGCGGAGTTGTTTTGGCGTGAAGGTTTCGCCGTCGCCACCGCGCGCCTTCGTTGCGTTCGCAATGGCCTGAAGCTGCTTGTAAGCAAAGTCTGTCTTGCGCAGTCGCTCGCCCCAATCGCCGCCCACAGCCGCCGCCGCTCGATCTTTCATCATGTCGCGAAGCGTCTGCAACAGATCGGCTTGCTTGCCTGCCTCGTAAGAGCTTGCGCCCGCGTTCTTTTTTGCTTTGCCGCGCAGACTCTCGATCAGCTTGCGCAGTTCGCTATCTGCCCTTTTGAAGTCTTTGCCGCTGTCGCTGTTGAATTGGCGGTCAATGCTGTTGACGTTTTCGCGCAGCTCTTTGATGTCTTTTTTGCGGTAGCGAACACCCATTGAGGTGCGCGAATTAATTAGGTCGTCAATGACGTCGCTATAGCTGCCGAAATAAACGTCCGCGTCATCAACCTCGGACAGAACATCGTCATAAGCCTTGCTGATTATTTTTAGCGTGGCCGTGTAGGTATTTTCGCCATCGACTTTTTTGCCCAAGCGCCTGCCAATCGGTCGCAAGACTTCGTCGCCAACCAAACGGTTGAACGCGACTAAGGCGTCCTCTTGTCGTGCGCGGGCTGGCCCCATAACCAAAGGGGTATTGCGAAGCGCGCTAAGCACGCCTTTTGCTGGCTTTCCCAACATTTCCGGCGTTTGCACTGCGCCGCGTTGCACCAACCGTTTCGCAGCATCCGTAAGCTGCGGCTGAGCAACTTTGCTGACGCCCGCCAACACGCCGCCCAAACCGCCGCCCACTGCAGCAGCAGGAAGCCTTTGCGCAACATCGCCCTCGGCGGCGTTAAATCCGTAAACCGCGCCTTCCCCCGCGCCGATTGCTGCTGTTCGAGCCAAGCCAGACGCGCGCTGTGCTTGCACGCCTTGTTTCAGCGTATTTGCCGCTCGCGCCGCCGCTGCGCCTGTTCTTGCCGCTGTTGCGCCCGCCGCCGCTGCGCCGCCTGCACCGCCCGCCGGGGCCGTCAGTGCGGCTAAAGCGAGCGTTGGCAATGCCGAAGCGCCAAGCTCCACGCCAGTCGCAAGGACAGGGTTTGCTTTATAGGCCCGGTCTGTGCTGGCTCTTACGTCCGCAACAATATCCTCGTAACTGCGGCGACCGCCTTGCTTGCGGATCGGGTTCAAAAGCTGCGAGCGCAATCCCGCTTCAATTTCGTCAGCCGCGCCAAAAGTAAGACCTTGCGCCGCGACGCGGGCCAGGTCGCCGACATTGGTCTTTGCTTTGGTTTGTCGGACCACCTTGGCGTCGGGGTTTGTCGCAAAATAATCGCGCAAATATTTTTCGGCGGCTTGCTTTGACTTGAACTGCGACTTTGGAACGCTGTAAGTCGTGCCATCAATGGTGATGCTGTACTTTTCCACGCTACATTCCTTCGACCGTGAAGGTTATCCCACCGGCATCAATCGTTTGTTGTGGGTTAAGCGCGCCAAAGTTTACGCCCAAATTGATTTCTGGCCCCGTTAGAAGCTCGGTGTAAGCGCCGTTTGAGCGACGCGCGAGCATTTGCATGAGCTTTTCAAGCCGCATCAACGCATCGGCGTTTGCTTCTTTGTTGTCGAATTTGGCGTTCTGCCAGTTCAGAATGCCGTCGTACATTTCTTCTTCGGCGGGACTAAACGCAGCGCCCGACTTATAAGTGATGTACGCTATTTTGATCGCGTCTTTGGCGGCGGCAAAGCGTTTACGGTCGCCGAGATCAAGGTTATTGATGCTTTTGTCCGGGCCAAGCATTTCGACAATAGTGTCAGCGCCCAGCTTCATCTGATAAGCCGTTTCTGCCGCTGTCCATTCCCTGTCGTCATAATCAGCCTTGTTGACACCGCGACTTTCAAACAGCTTGTCGCTGTACTGCTTGGAAAGGGTGTCGTAATCCAAAACCGCAAGCTGTTCAGGCGTTAGCGACGGGTCAATGGTCATTAGCTCGTTGACCATTTTTGCGCGGTTCTGCGCGAACGCCTCGACCTCTTGCGCCGCCGCTTGCTGCCCCTCTTTTGCCAACGCTATATCAACGACCGTCTTAGTGTCAGGCCCAGCCAGACGCATCAGCTCTTGCGTTTCGGGGTCTTGCTTATCAATGAAGGCATCTATCGCTTTCTGACGCTCTTTGCGATCTTTGCGGCTTTCTAGCGATTCATAAATGTTCATGCCTGCCGAAATCGCCGTGTCCATGTCAGACCCACCCAGTAGCGACAAGCCGAAGGCGATCAAACCGAGACTTTCCGGCGACCACTTTTTGCGTTCTTCTTTGGTGAGCGGCTTAGGCTCTTCGGGGCTGTTTGCGACTTGAGCGGCTGCATTTGTCGTCGTCTGTGCGACCGTGCTTGCGACTTGCGGGTCAGCGAGTAGCCCAAGCTCTTTCGTTTCCGCGCGAGCCGCACCGACGGCCATCCTTGGGCGCGTCACTGGCTCGGGCTGCGGGGTGGGTGTCGCATTGATGCGGTCTTGCGCCACGGCTGCAAAAGCCATCGGGTTTGACGGCGGCGGCAGATCAGGCGCGTTGGCAATTCGGTTTTGCGCTGCACCGGCAAAATCCATCGGGGTCGCGGTTGGCGACGTGACCGCTGGGCCTCGGTTCTGCGATCCGGCCCGCAACATCATAGGGTTTACCGCAGGCGGCGCAGGGCTTGCGGCAGGAGCGACAGGCGCGGCGCTGGCAAGCTGAGCCGCCGGAGCGCCGCTGTATCCCTCAACTCCCATCATCGCGCCAAGCAAAGCCTGCTGTTGCGCTGGGTCAAGCGATCCGACGCGGTCTTGCAGGTTGAAACCTTGGCCTGCGATCAAGCCGGGATAAAATCGGTTCGTGTTGTTTATGTCGTTTGCCACTGGTTTCAGCTCCCCCGTCTCTGGGTCACGCTTGGGCTTTGGCGCGTAGAATTCGATCATGTCGCCGATGCTCTTGTTTGCGTTTTCGTTTAGGACCATTTCGGCCATGGCCTTGCGGCCTGCGTCGGCGCTTGGAAAAACGTAGTTGCCGCCGTGATCAATGCCGATAGCACCGCGTCTCTGTGCGCCCGCGAGCGTTCCGGTCAGGTTGCCGGGGTTGTTGTTGCGGTCGGCGCGTGTTCCTTGCAGGGTTTGCACCGTGCCGTCGCTCATTCGAACGCGCGTGTAGCCGTCGCCGCTGTTGAGGTATTCGGTAATGAACGGCGGCGCGATAGGGCGCGAGACAATCGGCGATCTGGCCGGGAGCGTGTTCAGTGTGGGCGCGGTGAAAATGTCCATGACTTAAACCGCCTTAGAGAACGGGTTCCAACCCGCGCCGATGCCCAAGCCAAGAGCTGTTGAAGCGCCTCCAAGCAATGTGTTGAACATGCCTTGATCGCCGACCGTTGCGGAGCCGATGTACGGTTCGCCAAGCTGGGACGCCATGACCATGTTGTTGTATTGCTGCTGCTGAGCCTGATTGAGCATGGCCTGATATTGCAGGTTCGCGTTGTATTGCGCCTGCTGCTGCGCCTGCTGCTGCGCGCCGATCTGAGCCAGGAGACCCATATTCGCCATGTCCATTTGCTGCATGGTCGGGGCAAGCATTGCCTGCTGTTGCGAGGCGTTGGTGAGCTGCCCGGCGATCCCGGCGTCGCGTGACGCATCGCCCGCTGCAAATTGCGCTGCGGATTGCGCAAGCCCGGCGTCGCGCGCGATGCCCGCATTGTCGAGCTGGGCGGCGTATTGGTTCGCGGCCATGTCGCGGCTTAAGTCTGCTGCGCTGTATCCTGCGATCTGGCCTTGCAGCGCCGCGTCGCGAGCAATGCCGCTTTCGTCGTATCCGGCGAGCTGGCTGGCGATGTTGGCGTCGCGCATGATGCCTTGGTCCGCAAGGTTTGCCAGAATGCCTTGACCCTGTAGCTGCCGCCCGAAGTTTGTCGCCATGATCGCGGCGCGACGGTCGGCGAGGCCAATGTCTGCGGCGCGGTCGGACTCAAACGCTTGGCCCAACAAACCAGCGGCCTGTAGTTGTCGCGCGGCGTCTGTGTTGGCTTGTGCCTGCAGGATCGGCGCGGCGGCGTTGGTAACGCCACGACCGGCGGCGTCGGCAAAGGCGTTACTGCCAAGGCGGCCGCTGCGGGCGTAAAGGCTGTTGACGTTTTGTAGCGCGCGGTCGGTTGCGTCGCTGATCTGCGTTTCGAGGTAAGGCGTGACCTCGCGCGTCGTGAAGTCTTGGTAAATGTCGCGAGCGACGTTTTGCTGGCCCATAAGCGCGCCAAGCTCGCCTGTATCAACGGCGGCGTTTGTCGCGGCCTCAAGGCCCGAAGTGTCAATGCGGTCGCCCATGATGCCTTGCAGCGCCCCGGTGTTGGCGCGTTGGCCGACCATGCCTTGCAATCCGCCGGTATTCGTGCGCTGGCCGATCATACCCAAGACGCCGCCCATGTCCGCGCGTTGGCCCATCAGGCCCGTGATTGCGCTGGTGTCGACTGTGCGGCCCAACTGGCCTTCGATCGCCGACGTGTCGATTGTCGGCGTCTCGCGGTTCATTGATTGAGTGGCGTATTCGCGCGCGGTGTCAAAAAACGCTTGCTGGTCAGTGTTGATCGGCGCGACCTGCGGGCGAACCAAGACCTGCGGACGATATTGCGCGAGCTGCATCGTCGCCTGCGTTTGGTCTTGCACAAACTGCGGCGCTTCACGATAGATCGTGCTGGTTTTCTCGGTGTTAAACAAGCCGCCAAATGGCTGGAACTTGCCTGTACGCTTGTTGCGGAATGACATTAAAGGTCTCGATAATAAGCTTGATATGCAGTCCGCCAACCGTCGCTTTGGAGTATTCGCCCCCAAGCAGCGCGCCCGTATCCCTCAAGGTGGTCGCAGCCGATTGACCGTGCATATTCTGTGATTTTGGAGAGTGCCATCCTGTGCCAGCGACTTAGCTCCGAGCCACCAACCAGGTCGACGGCGAGAGCGCTTTTTCGCGGGTAGGCAATGAAGCGCGTGGTAAACGCTGCGGTGATTTTACCGATTTTTGGCTGAGATACAAGCCAGACCAGCATTTCGCCGGTAAGTGCGGCTTTGGCAACGTCTTCAAGGCTTAGCAGACCCTCGCTTTGATCGACGGCGGCGCTAAGGTGCGGCGCGACGTGTTCCCACACTGCGGGAAGCAAATCGGGCCTGATCGGCATGATTTCGAATTGTTCAGCTCGGCGGCGAGAACGCGAACGCGGCGGTTTTCTATTTTGCTTCGACATGGCACCTCGGAAGCCGGGCGCTCACCCCAAGACAACATAGGTGAGCGTTTGGGCTGCTGCTGCAGGGGAAAAATTGACGACAAACTGGCCGTCGCTAATCGTGACGGTCGCGTTTGCGGCGTCAGAAGATGTCTGGACAATCAAGACGGCAGAGTTTTCAGACACTTGGCTGTTTGTAACGGTCAGAGTGGTCGAGCTGCCGGGAACGGCGACGGTGCTGACGCAAGCCAGTTTTCCGTCAAGCGCCTGATTGACTGCCGTTGCGACCTGTCGCGGTGTTCCGCCTTGGGGCGATAGTTTGGTCGATTGTAATGTCATCGCCGACCCTGCGCGGTGCCGTCATAGCTAAACCCAAAGGCTTGCGACCAGTCACCCGTCGCGGTGAAGCGCAAGGCGAAATATCGGCTGCTGCGGCGGGCCGGAATGATGTTGCTGTCGTTGACTGAAGCCGGGTCGTTAAACGTGAGCGGATTGATCTGGCGCGATCTGCCGCCGACTGCGCAAGTGACGTTCGCATTTGTGTCGGTTGCCTCGATATGGGGCATCACGGCGCGGATCAAAACGTGCTGTTTTTCGGCAGGCTCAAATTCGCCCGTGGTCAGCGTCAAGGGCAGGGTGTCGCCGTCGAGAGACGTCAGCGCCGAGCTGAAATCAAATTCGTTCGGCCCATTGTAAGCGCGAACCGCCAGGGTCACGATTGCAGGCCCACCGGCAAAGCGCGCGCTGTCGAGCGTCGTGGTCATTTCTTCAAGACGAACCGCTGCGCTGCCGCTGTTGCTCAAGGTGCTGACCTGTGTCGCGATGCGGCCCTGGTAATTCACCGCGTCGGCACTGTCGAGCTGTTCGAGCGTCTTACCGAGCTGGCGGGCAAGGCCGATGGTATCGTGTGCCATCGTCGCAATGCCCCAGGTGCCGAGAACATAATTATAAGCGAGAAGGCGATTGTTGGTCGTGTTGCCGCCGTATGAGCCATAAGACCAGATGACAAGATCGTTTGCCGGGTCGATAACGCAAGCTAGGTCGCCGGAGTAGTTGCGGTCGAAATCGGTAAAGAAAAATTCGTTCACAGCTTCCGCGCCAATGTTTTCAACCACGCCGCCGCGATAGCGCTGGAAACCGTCTTCAGAGAGGAAAAACACGTCGTCGGACGACAGCGACGCGATAGACCCAGTGAAGTCACAGCCACGGTTGCTGACCTTGTCGAACGTCATAACCAAAGGCGCGCCGACGTAGGTCAAACGGTAAAGGCCGTCGCGGGTCAGAATAAGCCCAGTCTCGCCCCCGACCATACCAGTAATCTCGCTGGCGTCGGGCAAGATTTGGCTTCCGGCTTGGTTGGTGCCTTCGGTCCAGCTTTCCGCGTCATCGATCTGAGACCAACGAACCTGACCTTCCGAAACCGACGTATTGCCACAAACCAAGAACCGCCCCACGACGCACAGATGCACCGGGTTCGGGCCGTTCGTCACGCTGGTCGGCGCGGTCGAGCCGTTGCTGTCGAAAACCTGTAGAGTCTGCTGCGCACCGCCTGCTGCGTAAACCTTGCGCGGCCCGGTCGTGGTCGCAAACTCCGCAAAGTTCCAACGGGTCACGTTGTTATAGGTGGGGTCGCTGTTTTGCAGCAGAGTAGTCGCGCTATAGTTCCAAGGCGAAAACTTGTTTGTCGTCGCGTCAACTTTATACAGCGCGCCGGACGTGCCAACGAACACGTTCGTTTCGAGCGTGCCGCTGTTGACACTTACCGTCGAGAAAATCCCACGAATGCGGGGCATGTTGGCGTCTGGCTCGGCCACGCCGTATTGCGTCGCAGAGACGAGAAGCGCCGGTTCGGTGATCTGCGTCGGGGCGCGCACAGCGCGAAACCCACGGGCGGCGGGGAAAGCGTTTTCAAGCTCAAGAACGCCAGGATGGCCCAGCGACGGATGATCGGGAAGCCAGGGGCCGAAAGGGATCATCAGCTAACCCTCGTCCACACGCTATTTGTGCGGTCTTGCTCGGTGTAAACCTCGACAGCGAGCGTCCGCTGCATGTTGTCGTTGATGCCGTCCAGCCCAACTTTCGACAGCGGAATCCGCAACATAGCGTCGGGAAACTCGTCAAGCGGCAGATCGGGATAAGCGTCGAGCGCGATTGTTTGCGTGACCTCAGTAGGCATTTGCGCGCGACCTCCTGATCTGCAGATCGGCAGTGCCGTATCGTTGCTTTTTGCTGTCGCGCTCAACTTCGGCGAGGCAGCGCGTAAATTGCGCGTCGTGATACATGGCGCGCTGTTCGTCCTGTAGGAAGTCAAACGCCGCCTTGAGCGAACCGTGCAAATAGGCGTCGCCGTGGCGGGTGAGCATGGTGTTTGTCAGCCGCGAGTCGGAAAGTTGATCGACGCCTTCGTCGTAAATAATTTCAAGCTGAAACGCGGTGGTCGGGATCGCGAACAGTTCGATGTCGTTGGCCGTGATCGAATAGTAGACCGTTTCGGTCGGTTGGCCGCTGTCTTGTTTGCTGGTGTCGAGCTGCGCCGGGGTCAGATAGCGCAAGCTGGTGCGCTTTCCCTCGCTGTCGATTTTAGCCACATCGCGGATGCCGCGCAGATCGGTCGGCAAAACGATAAACTGCTGTTCGGCGTAAACGTCGGCACGGGCGGCGCGTTCGAGCAAGGCGATTTGTAACTCGCGGCTCATGCGCTGTTCGGCCAGACTGATAAAGGTGGGGATTTGGGTCGTAAGATCATCGCGGGCCAGAAAGTCGGCGATAAAGGTCTGAAGTTCGTTATAGTTTTTCACACCGCGCCCTCACTCGTTCGGAAAAAGCGATTGTCGTAATCGTTTAACCATTGTTTCCAGAAACGCGGGTTGTCGCGCGGCGTGCCGTGCTTTTTGACCAAGTCCCAATAAAGCGCCTGCGGTATGTCCGCGACGTGTTTAAGGTGACGCTGCGTGTTGCCCAGCATCGATTGCTTGTCGGCGTTGCGCTTGTCCCGGTTGGCCTGCAGCAGCTTGTCGGCTTTGTGGACCGAAAAAATATCGGTAACGAAACCTTTTTCGTCAAACTGCGCTACCGTTTTTTTATCGGTAGTTTCGCTTAGCGTTTTCGTCGTCATGTCCTGCCCTCGCTGTGATAGGGGCGACCCAAAAGCCGCCCCGATCTATTCGTCGGTTTAGGACGTGGTCAGCGCGTAAATCGCCGCGTGCGCCTTCGGCGCGGTCACTGCCATCGAGAATTCGGACAGGACGTAGCCGCGAGTGCTGTCGCCTTCTTTCGCCAGGTCTTGCTTGACGAAGTTACGGCCCGGCAGGGTCGTGTATTCAGCATACTCTGGGTCAAGCAGGTAAACGCGCTCGACTGGCATAAAGCGGTCAACAACCGTTTCGAGCTGGCCGAAGTCACTCAGGTAAACCGAAACGGAACCCACAGCCGCAGCCGCTTTGGTTGCGGTCATGTTGACCTGGTTGGTCACGGTGCTGGTGCCGCCGGAGGTAATGGTCGCTTCAGAGAACTGACGCTTCTGGAACGGTGCCATAACCATCAGAGACGGATTGCCGCCGTCCTGATAAGCCGCTTGCATCATGTCTTCGATAAGAGCGACAGTCAGATCGCGAGGCGTTCCCCAATCGTCAGCCACGCCGTCAGCCGGGGTGGTGTCGGTTGCAGCGTCGTCAACAGGCAGGTCGGAACCGTCTGCGGCGAAGGTGCCGGTTTTGCTTGGGGAAGCGCCCAAAGACGTGTTCGCGATAAAGCTGGACAAGGTGCCTGCTTTACGGTTGCCGGAAGTGGATTTCGCTTGGTCGTGCGTCAAGGTCCACTCAATATCGCGGCGCAGCTCAATACCCTTGAGAAGTGCCTGATAAGCGGATTCACGCTGGCGACCAGCGGTGTCAACCGCGTCCATCGAATCAGAAACACTAAACGCTTTGTAAGCGATCTGGTGCTGGTTCTGCAGACGGGTCGTCGGGGTGTGGTTGTAGCTGTTGATCGTGTCGCCTTCGCCTTGCGCGTTAGCGGCAGCAGCAGCCAGTTCTTGCACTTGCCAATCAAACAGAATGGCGTTCTTGGTGGATTTTTTGAGTGCGGTCAGAACGGGCGTCTCGTCGGGTTCGATCCGGCTAATTACGTCGGAAAGGTCTTCACGCTGACCGATGGCGGTGGAGGTAGTAAACTGAGCCATTGCCCATAGTCCTTTGCTTTAGCCCTGACGGCTAAGCAGCACGTTCAAGGCATCATCGAGTTTTCCGGTCTTGCTGAGCTTCGACATGGCTTCGCGCTGGCGCTTTTGCTTTGTCGGCTCGGCTGCAACCGGGGCTTTTTTGCGAACGACTTTTTTCGGTGCGACGCGCTTGGCCTTGGCTTGGCTTTGGCCTTTCTGCATTTGCTCGTATTTCCATGCGTTCAAAAACACGGGCAAAAGCCTGGCGTCGGTAATGTCGTTCATGATTTCGTCTTGAGTGAAACCAGCGTGCAAGGCCGTCTGAACGATACCTTCGCGTTCGCGGTTCAACGTCTCGGGGTCAGACCAGTCGGGCAAAAGCTCCATCGCGCGCTGTGCTTGGTATTGCACTTCTTGATGACGGGCGGCCATTTGCTGTTGTTGCAGCTCGGCAAGTTTAGACTCGCGGGCTTTCTGCAACTCTTTGATCTGGAGAAGCGCTTTTGGATCTGCGTCGGCAAGTTGCGCCTCTTGCTCTGGTGTGAGCTGACTGGCGGCTTGTACGGCGTAAAGTTCCTGTTGCATCGCCATCAAGTTTTCTTGGTAGGCCTGCAACTGCGCATTTATCTGAGCCTGTTTTTCGCGGTTTTCCTTTGCCTTGGTTGAGGCTTCTTGAAAACGGCGGTCGGCTGCTTCCTTCTTTTGATGGTTTTCGCGGATTTCGTCAAGGCTCACATAATGTTCTTCACCATCCACCTTAACCACCATTTCCCATTCGCCCGCCTCGTTTTGGCGTAGCGTTTGGGGCATTTCGATTATTTCGGGTTCGGCGTCTGGCTCGGCCTCGGCTTCGATTTCCTCGGCTTCAGCCTCAATTTCTTCACTAGGCTCCGAAGCGCTTTCATCCGGCGCGTCAATCTCCGCTGGCTCATCTGCCGCCATTTCCTGCGGTTCGATTGCCTCTGGTTCCGGGCTTGGTTCTGTCGGTGCTGGGTCCGCCGCTGGCGCATCAGGCGTCGCCGACCGGATCAGGTCCAGCGCCTCGTTGATGCTTAAAGGGGTTTGGTCTGACATTAGATCGCCTTTCGATCATGCTCATATTTAGAAATACGGTTTTCGCATTCGCGTCGTATGGATTTAATCGCTGTGATCTGCGCATGCGCCTCGCGGCGTGTCTGATCGTCGTTTTCGGTGCTAGCCTCAAAGCGAGCGAGCGCCTTAGCCCGCATCTGCTTTTCCAGTTCGGCCCAAAACGGGCTGTTGATTAATTGCTGCGCCCCGGCAACAAATTCGGCCTCGGTCATACTGCGCCTGGAATGTTTGTCGAAACGCCCGTGTCACCCATCGCCAGTTTTGCGCGGCGCAGTTCAAGTTCGACGGCCATTTCTTGCTGTTTAAGCGCAAGCTCGGCTTCCAGCTTTTCGCGTTCGAGCGCGATGTCTGCTTGCTGCTTTTCTCGGCGAAGCTGCAGATCGGCGTCGAATTCCATGCGTTTCTGCATGATTTCGGGGTCGTCCTGCGGCGGCTGCTGCGCCTCGGCGTCGCGATAGGCGGCGATCTGTTCTGGCGTGGCAAACATGGTGTCGACGTCTTTGATGCCCGCCAGACTGGCGACGCGCTTGACGCTTTCGAGGTATTGCTCGACCGAGACGACCGGGTTGTTTAGCCCAAGCTGCTGCAAAATATCGCGCTGGATCTGTGCGATGTTTTGCAGTGCCATGCTGCGCTCGGCGTCGCGGCCTGACCCAAGCCCCACATCAATATCAACGTCGAAATCGGCGTCGATTAGCGCTGGGTCGATTTGCTGGAACATGTCACCGCCGACGCGGATGCTTTGGGGCTGGTCGAGGTGCTTAACTGCCAAGGCGAGCAAAAGTTGAGCGAGCGGGCGCATTCCGGTTTCGGCCAGCGTCCGCGCGATCATAAGCACTTTGGCCTGACCGCCTTGAATGGTGGCGTTGACTGCCGCCGCCGTCGTGGATTGCAGCGCGTCGGGATCGAGGCCCATTGATGCTTTACTGAAGCCGGTGCGGGTGTCGCGAACCTCGTCCATGTAGCTCAGAATCGACATGCCTTGCGCGCCGACTTGCGGAACGGGCAGGGGTTGCACCATGCCGGGCGCGTCCATGCGAACGATACCGCCGGGGCGCGATTGCAGCATGTCGTCAAGGTTCACGCGACCTTCAACAACGGCGGTGCGCTGATCGTTGGTCAAATACAGGTTGTCCAGTACGCCGCGCAGGGCCGTGGACTTAATGCGCTGAATGTCCGTTACCATTTCCGCGACGCTGCGCCCGACCAAGCGGTGCGGAACGCGGATCGGGCTGGCGCAGACGAATGGCGCGCGGTCTACAGGCTCGACGTCGAGAACGTAGTTATCTTGCCCGATTGCTAAGACGCGGTGCAGCGTCGAAATGCCGGTGTCGTGCATATCAAGCGGCATGTAGCCTTCGACCACGCGCACCAGTTCGTTTTGGCGCATTGCGTAGTTTTGATCGTTGCCGCCGTCTACGTCTTCGTGGCGCACTTGTGTTTCTTGCTCGTCCCAGCCTTCACCCAAGCCGACACGCGCCTCGACTTCTTCGCGGTCATAGCCCTGGGCGATCAGCTCGCCGACAGTCATATAGGTGCGGTGCGCGACGAAACTGGCGTCTTCGATGCTGGTCGCTTGCGGCGAAAACAAGAAATCTTCGGGCGCGATATTGTCGATCTTAATCCGGCTGGTCCGTTTGGCGCGGCGCAGCGATACGTCGAAGGTTTCAAAGATCGGCTCTTCGCCCGGCGCGGTCACGTCAACGCTGGTCGATTGCAACATTTCGACGTCGTCGTCAGCCGTAAGGGCGGCAACGTCCAGCTCAGTCAGCCCTTGATACTGCTCGGTCGTGTAGCTGACGTCCGTGTCGAAGTAACACTTCAGCACGCCGCATTTATACAGCAGCGCGTCTTTGATGAAGTCGTGCAGGATCGTAAAGCCGTTGTTTTGACTTTGGAAAATGCTGTTGACCAACATGGTCGCGGCTTCGGCTTTGGGCTGGTCTTCGGGATGCCGGGGTAGGAAGCGGACCACCTCACCGGAGCGCATGAACACTTCCATGAGCGACGGCATCATGTATTCGATGACGTCCGCAACCTCGGTCGCGACAATCGAGCTTTTGCCGTCTGGCACAGTGTTGAACTGCTTGCCCAAATAGTATTCGGTCGCTTCGATGCGATCCTCAGAAAGCTGGCTGTCAGCGTAACCCACAGCCGCGTCAATTTCGGCGCTGAGACGCGCGCGGATTTCGCTGTTATCCATCATTTCGTTTGTTCCGTTTTGCGGGGTCTGCCGCGTTTACGCTTTGGCTTTTCGGCGACCGGCTCGGGTTCCGCTTTTTTGCGGATCAGGCGCGGCTCGCGCTTTGGCATGTGAAAAATAACCTGTCGGTTCACTTGCAGTATTTGCCTTTTTTCATGTTGACGCCTGCCGTCTTGCGTTGGCGTGGCATCTTTTTCGATCCGGTCTTTTTGGCCTTATTGGCGTAGTGGCTCGGCATAGCTCGTCCTGTCGTTACTGGTTTGTTGTCAGTTATTTAACATTTTGCGACGGCTTTGCCAAACCAGCGGCTTTCTGGTCTGCTAGGTATTGCTCGACTTCATCGG